GTGCCGTCGCAGAACACCCACTGACCCTCACCAGCGATAATCACTGGTCCTGAGCCTGCAACCGTCTTCACGGTGACATCACCATCGGACGTATTCGCAACCAGATAGACCTTGCTGCGAGTCGGTACAATGACGTTACGAGCGCCACCGGGTGAGCCGTTCAGATCAAGGATCATGTAGCGAGCGCCGTTCGTGGCAGTCGGACCACCAGCGGTGTCATCAAGCGTGTAGTCCTGTGCGGCACTTATATCGACAACCGCAGTACCAGCGATGCTGTCTTCCAGAAGCTGAAGCGCACTGGCATTGAGAACCGTTCCCCATGTATCTGGATTTTCATCCAAGTCCTGTAGGGTCAGCCTGAGTAATGGGCTATTGGTAGACATGTCTTACCTCTGATTCGTCGGTGACGCTGGCACTTCCATCGGTGTCAGGTTGTATCGTGAGTTGAGCAGCTCGTAGGTCTCGCGTTTCGCCAGCGGTAGGGCTTCAGTGTATTGCGTCTTCCACATCTCGACACGATCATCAGCCTTCAGGAATGCCTCTGACTCAGCAAGGCAAGCCTTGAAGAGCAGGTCATCCTGATGCAGCGATAGCCATGTCGTATCCTGTCCGACAGAGAGGCTCTCCGGGCGCGTCACGCCACGAGTGATTACAGTGTAGTTTCCGTCAGGGATTGGAGCCAGAAGCCAATCAGTCTCAGTCTGTTCAGAGTAGTATTTAGGTGGAGCTGTGGACCCCGGCTGTTGATAATCCCTGACGAAATCGGTTGACCTCAACTCCAGCCACGTGCGCACAAGGCCACTGCCAAAGTTGAAGTCATAATAAAGCGACTGCCACGTTACCAACTCGGTGTCAGTTACGGGTTTCGTTAGCGTTTCGGTGGACGCGACAGTCGGGGTTGTTCCTTCTGAAGTGAAGATGGACAGGTCAAGATCACGCCATAAGCGCATCTCACCCAAGTTGATCAGGTCATCAATTGCCCCAACGAACTCGGTGTCGTCGTCTTCCATCCAGTCTTGAAGATTCTGGACCAGCTCTGCGTAGGTTTTGTTACTCAAGGCGCTGCTCCGTATAGACGCACTGACGTGATCGCGAACGTCCAGAAGGTCGCGTCAGCTTCTGGCGTGATGTAGACAATGCCACCATTAGCCAAGAAGTCAGCACCAGCGAACAACGGGATAATGAAGTTGAAGCTCTGCGGATTGCCAGCGCCCTTCGCGAACACACCAGTCTGCTGATAAATGATCGGGAAGGCTCCAGCTGTGTCCAGCTCAACCTCGAAGCGATTCACCGAGGCAGCGGTAGACTGCGCTGTGAACGCTATGCGGCACAGACCAAAGTCATTCAGAGCGCTCGGCTCAATCTTGTTGGTGCTGGTGTTCCAGAATCCCTGCACTCCACCCGGATGCCCAGTCGCCTCCGCAAGACCATCAATAGTCATCTGCGTGCGTGCAGCCGCTAGAATGGTTCTGGGAGAGCCAACCGTGTAGGTGCTGTCAAACAGGAACTCCCATCCCTGATTCGCAAGGTATGGAGAGCTAACAATAAAGTCGCGCATATCCTGTGGTGTGATTGAAGCTGGTCCCTGCCCATCAGCGAAGATGGCTTGCAGTTCAGCCTCTGTTCTTACAGTGTCTACCATTAGTCGAACTCCGCAGTGAAGTCTGAGGTGAATACATCGTCATACGTGTATCCAAGATAGTAATCGTTGCCAGCCGCAGCAACGCCATCAAACGCTACGTTGTATGGCACAGTGAATGACGGACAGTCTGCCTCTGTCCTCGTCATGGATACGAACCAGCTGAGATCGTCGCGCTGAATGTACACGCACTCACCAAAGACGAATGCCTTTGCCACGTCGATCACAATATGCCTCTCACCACCCACGAGAGCCTCTGTAATCGTCCCTGTCGCTGGGTATAGGGTGTTAGGCTCAGGTGGACATGAGTCCAGCCCAGTGCCATCTGGAAGCCCGTAGCCCAGTGGTACGGAAATCTCTGGTGCGGGACGGTATAGGGCCACAGGGTCAGTTACGTCCACAGGTATCTCCTGCGGGTGCTTAGGCTCCCACCACTGGGGATGCACGAGCAGACCGGGTATGTGACCATCTTCTACCAGATCACGATACTTCATCTTCTGCCCTGATCGCTGGCATTCAGCAATCGCGTGCGTGCCTTTAGCGTACGTCTTGCTCACCTATAACCTCTCGCACTCCCTCTCCTACGTCTCTTGCCAGAGGTAGGAATGATGCGCACATCACCACGCTCACGCACAGCATTTTGTGCTTCGGTGAATGCGTTCTCTGCCTTCGCAAAGAGCGCCTGTTCAAGCTCAGGTGGTGCAAACTTCTCTGCCAGACGGAACGCCAAACCATAGGCGAATGCGTCGTACAGGTAGTCGTGGATGTCGGCTGTCTGAGAGGCTGCTCCTGCGTCTTCAAACTTACGCACTGCACTGAAGATGATCTCATCAGTGGAGTTCTCAGGAACCGTCCAGAACGTCATGGTGATGCCATCACGTCCCTTGTCGATGAACACCCTGTCAGGACGACCCTCAGTGGTCTTCTCTGGGATGTTCAGGTATTCACTGCGTGGCATGAAAGTGACAGGCGTATCTACACCGTCACGGCGTAGCATCACTTGAATGATGTCTACGATATTGACCCCACCAAGGTCGAGATCAAAGTCAGTGCCCGCAATATACTGCGACTGACTCTGCACGAGAGCCATCGTGTCTTCCCTGATGCGGAAGTTGTGGTAGTCCTTCGTCGCCCATGCTGTAAGCATGAAACGCATGGAACGTCGCGCAGACAGAATATGCCGAGCCGTTAGCTTGGCAGGGTCTATCCTTGCACGCTCCATGGCCTCATCAACCAGCTCAGCGAGATCGGGATTAAAGATGAAAGTCCCTGATGTCGCCATGAGCCTATCCTTGGTTGATGGTGTATGTTACAGAACCAGTACCTGCTGTGATGTTGATACGAACTGCGAATATCGGTTTGTCTGTGATCGACACTTCCGCATTTGCACTTCCGCTGGCAATCTCGTTAGCCCAAACAGCCGCCGTAGGAGCAATGTAACGATCAGCATCGCTCGCTACATTGACAGCTGCCTGATCAACAGCTGTGTACAAAATGTTTTGAATAGTCGAGTCAACCGTGAAGGTGACCGTGCCGTTCGCAATAACAGCAATCCTCGTATCCGTGAGGAACGTCTCAACAACGATGTAGTGAATACCTACACCAGCAGGCGTTGTGCCTGTGTAGGGGCGCTTACGTCGATGTCCCATAAGTCACCCCCTTAGTCGTTCATCTTGCCGTCATCTGCCATGACCCACATGATATAGATGTCGATCTCACCAGCGGTGTTGTTGGTGCCAACACCATCGTCACCGTAGGTAACCTCAGCTGTTTCAGCAAGTACTGTGCCAAGCAAAGCGCCACCAAGCGCACCTAAGAATACCGTGTGCGTTGAAGCGTCATAGGCAAGACCATCAGCAAGACCGTTGTCGTTCGGCGTGCCGAGTTCAAGACCAATGTCCAGAATCGGCGTTGTACCACCAGAGGCGGCAACTGTTTCAACCACCCATATTTCCAGCGGAATGGCACCTTTAGGCAAGAACCTTCCGGTTCCTGTGCCTGCATCAACGGTCGCATCAAGACCTTGTATCGTTAATATCGACGGCACTGATGCTACTGTGTTCAGGTTGTTACCTGATGCACCACCTTGTCGCCAATATCCTTTTACTGAACTTCTAGTACCCATCTGTCTGTCTCCAGTCTACTTGCGTAGTCGTCAGGGGAAGGACAGCGGGGCCGAAGCCCCGCTTACCTAGTTTTGCTTACGTGCTGCCAGAGCTGCCGAAGGCACCACGGTAGTCAGACCAGCCGAACGTGTAGCGTTCACGCGCCTTGTAGCGCATGTTGCCTGTCTCGAAGTCGCCTTCCAGACCACGTTGGATGTTCTTACGAACCATGTGCTTCAGACCATCCGGGCAGTCAGTAATCAGCGTCCACTGATTGGGATCAGTTAGACGGTGATTCTTGTGTGCCCCACCGGGGACCATGCCCATCTTCTTCATGGCATTGATGTCGTTATCAGCCGTACCCGGACGATAAGGAGACATCAACAGCCTTTCAGCGACGAAGCAAAGGTCGGTTGGGATGATCAGCTTGGTTGCTCGTACAGCGATAGGGATCGAACGCTCGTCCACGAACTTACTGATAGCGATCAGAGCTTCCTCAAGAGAGGTCTCCGACAGATCAGCCTGTGTCGAGAACGTGTTCGCCTGTACACCACCACCGAAGAGCGGATGCAACGTCGAGAACAACTCAACACCATCACCACCGGGGTAATTGGCATCGAAACCGTTGTTCACTGTAGCTGCACCTTTAACTTCCTTGGTGTGCTGCATTGAGCGTGCCAGTGCTTTGGAGTACTTGGAACCGAACGAACCGTAGAGTCCATCTTCCTCAGCTTCTTCCGTCAGGGAGAAGGCGAGAGCGATAGTCTCGTGGACGTAACGTGATGTGAATGCCTCACCACCCTGATCATAACTGACCGGAGCGCCTTCTGGTTTCACAGGCGCACCTGCGAGACCAGCCAGCAATACATCTTCCTCATACGCTTTGGTGGAGTTCTCTACCGCGTAGATAGGTCTCCATTCCTGCTCGTACCTGCGGAACTCCAACCCGAAGACGGTGTTCAAGCCTTCTTGCAGGAGCTTCCTAAAGCGAGCGCGATTCATAATAGACATTAGTTACGCTCCTTTAAGGTGCTGACAGTGGATTAGCGATAAATGCGTTCTCGATAATCACGACTTCAACTCGTGCGTTATCTGAGGCTGCATCCGCAGGGTAAATTCCATCAGGTGCCGTACCGAGTGCTACGACTTGGAACTGTGCAATACCCGCTCCCGGTGTACCCAGCGAGAAGCCAGAAACACCAGTTGCAGCATTGCCTGCACCAGCGACGAGATCGGCAAACTCACCGATGTCGGCTGCTGCGAAAGCGCCATCCTGTTGGACTGAGAAAACGATATTCAGGTCGGAGTACACGAATGCTTCCGCAGGGACACCACCGAGAGTGGCAGTACCGCCCACCCACTGTTTTGCCCAAACAACATCGCCATTAGCAGCTGTGTACTGGCAACCGGCAAAAACGCCAATTACACCACCACCAGCTGCGGCTACGTCAATGTTGTTTCCGTCACCTGCCGGGGTTGCGTGCAGTATTACTGCATCACCCAAGAAGATGCTGGAAGCCTCTGCGGAGTCAATCGTGAAGCCACCCGTATATCGCACGGTGCCACCAGTTCGGTGGCGAACGGGACTGAACCCGTTAGGTGCGTCGAGATTTGGCATTGAACATTTCCTTGTTAGTCATCGTCAGCCACCTTCGCGGGTTGTACCCGGACAGAAGGATGGGTCACCGATGTACTATGCTCTTTCACAATCGGATGACCAGCTATCTGGCTCGACTCAAGGTCATGTTCAACACTCTGCATTTGAGATGCAGTCGCTCGCTGTATTGCGAGCTTGCGCTTTTTCAGGACACTGGAGTCGATCTCCATCAAGATGAGATCATCCACCACAATCATCCCGTTCTCCTTGTCCGCAAAGCTGGCGTAAATGCGCCATTCTTCAGTCAACGAATCAGGGGACCGTGGTCTCCATCCTTCGCGCCATGAGCGGTTAAGGTTCTTGGGATCGTCCGCACCATGGATTGACTTCCTGACCCAGCGTTGGGTCATGCCGTCGCGACAGGGAGGTGCGTCCAATGAACTTGGGCGCAACCAACCGGCTGCTTCCTGTTGGTGGGTGGCATCGTACTCCGAGGTCTCGTCCACACGAGACTCGTGTCCATGGTCAACGCCATGGGTGGTAACAGCGGGCTTCGGTGCTACCTTTCTTGCTACTTTTTTCTTTTGTGCAGTCATTGTTTCGCTCCCTGCTCGGCTTCGCGTTTATTACGGGCAAATTCTTTCAGAACCTCTGGATCGTTCGGGTCCAGATTGAACTGCCTCATAGTTGCAAAGTCCTCCGCATCAAGCTCAACTTTACTGCTGCTGGAACGCTGATGGCGTGTCTCATTGCCACCGACTGGAGCGACCACGTTCTTACCCTTCTTGCGCTTGCCCTTGTCGGTGTCCGTGTCTTCGGCACCAGCATCCAACTCATCATACAGTGTCGGCTCCTTCTCCCTGATGCGCCGGTCGAGTTCTTCAAAGTACTCAGGCGTATCAGGCAGGTAACCGTCTGCAAATACTTCCTTATCAAGACGATTGGCAAGGCGCGTCTGGCGTTCAAAGCCCTGCATCTTGTACCAATCACCTTGGTCTTCCATCCACTGGTCACTGAGTGACTCAGTGGATTTCCGACCATCTGTTGTAACTTTATCACCAAACGGCTGTACATTACCATCCGGTGATAAGTTCTCTAAGGCGACCTCAGATCGAACTTTCGCAGCGGTCTGATTATTCAGCTGAGTAGTCAGACGAACTTGATCCTTTGTGTTCCCGGCTTCGATAGCTGCTTCGAGCTGGTTCTGCGTGCTCTCAATCTGAGAGTCTGCCTGTTCAACGACACTCGTCAGGCTGGCTTTTTCCTGCTTATAGGAGTTCTTCGCCATCTCTTTGGCTTGGTTCTCCCAGTAGTCGCCGCGCTGACGTTCCTTGGTCGTTGCGCGGGTCGCACGCTGGATGCGGGCCTTGACCTTTTTCGAGTAGTCGTCATCGTCACTGTCACTACTTGCAGTCTTCTTCTTGTCGGCTTCCAGCTCAGCTGCTGACGTGTCGTCAGCGTCTGCGGAGCGCAAACCATCAAGCTGAAGGCTGTCGTCTATCCCGGTATCAGTGTCTGCTGCTTGTTCAGCAGGAGTCAACTCAATGCCGGTCTCTTTCGTGGCAGCGTCCAAGTCCACGGTAACAGGTTCTTTCTCCTGCAACCCGTGTAAATCTTCAAATACAATCTGGTCTTCTGGTGTACTCATCTTACTCCCCTGTTAGAGATGCGCTCTGAATAGTGATGGGTCTTCCACGATGCCCATAAGACCATCGTCATTCATCATCAGATACTTAACGCCGCTCTTCATGTGTACTTTCTGCCCACCATAGGTGCCATAGATAATCCAGTCGCCAACCTTCGGCTTCGGGTCTATGTTCGCCAGCTCGATACCAGAGCGCGTGACTGCCTTGTAGCACTCACTCCCCATGGCAACGATCTGACCCACGTAGGTCAGGTACTCTTCGGACTCCAGTGCTTCGCCTGCGATCACGATGTCAGAGTCACCCCACGTCTCTTTCGGCTCGTACGGACGAATCAGTACGCGCC